GTTGTTCTTCTTTTCTTTCTGCTAATTTTTTTTCTGTTTGCTTCTTACCACGATTATTAATCTTCTCAAGAAGATCATAACCAATCTCTTCTGCAAGCATTCTTGGTATATATATTTCTTTATTTGATATGGCTATGGGAACCTCACCTTGAACCTGTTGTTGTGGTTGTGTTATTTCAGCTAATTCAATCATAATTCCTGTCCTTTCCTCTAAAGACTTTAAGTTAGGTTTAATTATCCTTTCTATAAAGTCTCCATAACCAAATTTCTTTAAGGCTTCAACATTAACTACAAATGAGTCATTTTGTGCTTCCATAGGTATATCATCAGCAATTCCAGAGTCATCTTTACCTTCTACGTTAATTGGTCCAGTAGTTGCAACAGGTTCATTTGGTTGATCACCAAGAGCCATCATTTGTCGTTCTACTGGTGACATTTCGTCAGTTTGAGGTGCTTCTTGTTCTGGTTCAGTAATTTTTTCAGTAGGTTCTTCCATTGGCTCTTGTGGCTCTTGCACTGGCTCTTGTGGAGGTTCCTCTGTTATTTGTAGGCTAACCCCCATGACAGTGGCTAAAGCACGTATGGCCTCTGGTGGAGTTTGTGTTAAAATTGTTTCCACCATAGATTTTTCTTCTTCAGGAAGAGCTTCAAAGTTTTCAATAAATTGTTGTTCTGTTATTTGCATATTTATTTACCAATTACCATCATTTTCTTCATCAAAGGAATAATTATCATCATAGCCCCCTGCAGCAGCAGCACTAGCACCACCACCACTAGCACCACTAGCACCACTAGCACCACTAGCACCACTAGTACCACTAGTACCACTAGTACCACCACCACTAGTACCACTAGTACCACCACCACTAGTACCACCACCAAATAGCGAATCTCCTAATTGTCCAAATCCTGCTGCTATTCCTGCTAAAGCCTCTTCAATACTATCATAACTAACAGTTGGATCTCCAAACTCATCTATATCTCCAAAATCAAATCTGGCATTATCAGGAATGTCTGGAAGAGTATCAAAAGTCTCACCATAATTAGACATACCATTTATTGATGATAAATAATCAATTCTATTTAATTCTTTTTGAACAGGGTCTTGTGTTATTTCCATCATTTCAGTAAGAGGTTCAGTGGCTAGTAAATCTTGGTTAATCCCAAAAGTGACAAAATTTTCTTGTTGAATGTCTAAGCCTTTACCTATTTGCTCCCTATTATTATAAATATTTCGTGCTATTTCTTCACGCCTGTCTTGAAGAAATGCTTGTTCTTCAGGGTCCATCATATCAAAAAAACCAAAGTCAGGATCAACTCTTGAGTTTCCATGCAATGCATCTGTTATGTTAGCGGCTATACTATTAGGATTACTAAGATCACCCAACTTACCTACATCAAGAGTAACCCCATCAACTGATACTATATCTGTACCATAACCATGACCAACACTAATTCCATTCCCTATTTCTCCAAAACTTCCTGCTCTACCTATTTCGGCTTCTAACTCATATTCTTTTTGTAAAGTTTCAGTAAATCCTGTAACATCTGCAAGCGCAGAGCCTAATGAAATTGCTGTTCCTATACCGGGAACTGCACCGAACATACCCGGAGCACCTGCTAATTTACCTGTACGTGCATCTGTTACATAATTATAATTATTAATACCACGAACTTGATTTATTTGAGGAGTTGCAGTTCCCATAGTTGCTTGGTTACTAAAGGCTGTTACTCCTCCTTTTAAAGTATCAACAGGGTTATTAAGAAAATCAGTTACTACTTGACCTACGTTTTTAATACCCCCTGTTACTTGATCTACAAGGTTTCCTGATAAAAGATTTGAAAGACCTTTTCCTGCTGCTAATGCATTCGAGGCAAAATTAAGTGCTCCAATAGGATTACTTATATCTATACCTTTAGTAAAATTATTAACAGCACCATACAATTGATTTACTGGCGAAACAGCACCTAAAGCTAAACTAGTGCCTACTCCTTTTGCAAGGTCTGATACAGAGGCTCCTCCTATTGCCCCTACAGCTACACTAGGACCAAATCTAGAAACAGCTAAAGAACCTGCACTTGGAAAACCACCTTCAACATTTGGTGTTTCACTAACTGAATCAGAAGATAAACCCAACTCTGAACCAGTAGTTTCTACTACAGGAGGTGATGTTTCTTTTACTGACTCAAAATCAGATAAGTCTACTCTAAGTTGATTATTAACATCTCCTAAGACCTGTTGTCTAAAAGCTTCAATGCTCATAGGATCATTATAATTAATATTATTAATTAAATTTCCATAAGTTTCTTCAATTTGAATATCAAAAGTTGAAGAGAAACTTAAAGGTTGATCTTTACGTTTTTTTACACCTAGCTTGTCAAGGTCTAATGATATATTAGTACCGCCTGTTACATCAATGGTGGCTTCAGGAATTTGCTCCATAGAAATAGGTTTTGGAGCACTTGAAGTCCTTGCTAAAGCTTGTTGAAGTTGTTGTGTGCTAGTCGCCACTCTTTAAATAAACCTTTTGTTGTTCATTAACTTGATCTTTTAAGCTAATTAAATAATCAACCAATTGGAGCTTGCCCTGCAGCCGCCTCATCTCTAAGTCCAATTGTTCCTTCATTAGCTGATCCTGAAGGCTGTTCTGAAGTTCCTGTAGGTGATCCTTCAGGCTGTCCCAAGGGGCTTGGCTGTTGATTAGCGGCAGGAGCACCTTGCACGTTTCCTTGTTGAGCATTTAGTCCTCTCAATACTTCTGCAAATATCTGTGCATCATTTATATCATTTACGAGTAAATCAGGATCAATGTCCTGTGATATTGCAAGTTCTCTTACTAAGTTAGGTATTTTTACAAACGGAGCAAGCATTGGATTCATCACAGTTTGTAGTAATGTCACTAACCTTTGGCTACGCACTTCTTTTTGCATAACAGCAGAAGTTCCTTGTGGTTTAATTTCAAGATCACCTTTAATATCAGGTCTGTCTTGATTAAACTGCATATTCCAAAAGAACATAGACTCTCCCATAGGTTTAAGAAGAAAGTCATCAATATTTTTAATAACAGTTTTAATACTAAGATTAGCACCACCAAGAAGCATACTTAGTCCTGCAGCAGTACGTCCTGTGCCTGACACGCCTGTTTGACCATGCATGATGCTAGGAAGTCCAGTCCCTTCATCTGCTAATTGTCTAGCAGCTTGATACATCTGTATATTTTCAGGAGCAGTATTAGGAAACTTAACTGCATTAATTGCAGTCCCTGTAACTCCTGATTGTCTTCTAAACACTTTGCCGGGGTAAATATCGTAGTTTTGTCCCGGCACAAGTGATGCTTCATCTACATCAAATACCACATTACCTGCAAGAGCTAAGTTATCAATAGCCATACGAATGTGACCATTCATAAGCAACTGTGCATCTTCCATATTTTCAGGTATACCAACTCCAAACAACTGGTATGGATTTATTTCATAAGGAACAGCAAAGAAAGGTATGCGATATGGTGTAAAAGGATTTAACACAAGTCTAAGAACCATGTTACCACAGACCCATGCATTTACTGGCACTTCTGTAAGATCATCCATATCAATAGGAAGACCCATATCTGAAGCTAAGTTTGCATCAAGATTACCCCAATATTCAAGAACTTCAAAACGATCATTACTCTGTTGCACTTCCATATTTTCATTACGAATAGTATCTTCAAAGTATTTGTCATCATAATTAGGACCTTGATCTAAACAGGCTGCTATAGTTTCAGGATTAAAGAAAGGTTTATCCATAAGATCACGCATTTGACTAGGATTAAACCTGTGTCTTTGAACAACATAAGAACAATCATGTACACTTGTAGCAGCAGGATCAGGATAGAAACTCCAACATGAAACAGATTCAAGTCTTGGAACTACCTTTTTGTAAGGCATATATTGTTTATCGTCCCAATTATGAACAGTCTTTGATTCATTAAGAGGTCCTTTTACAACTCCTGTACCTAATAAAGCACATTCAAATATAGAGTTACGGAAAACATTTGTTGCATTGTTTTCGTGAAGTTGATCGTGTATTATTTTTTCTAACAAACGTGCAGTTTCACGAGAAGGACTAATGGTAGGCTCTCCTATACGACTAGGCCCTTCAGCAAGGTTAGCCCCCTCATATTTATCTTGCAACCCTCCTAAAAATGTAGCTTCAGTTGCTCCCGGTTTTAATTCTTTACCATCACCGGGAAATCCAAAAGGACTTTCAGGAACTTCTTCTTGTTGTGCCTGTCCTGTAGTATCAAGATGTGCAAATTCTGCTACTCCCTCTGGAACAGGGCTTGATTCAACTACAATGGGAAACTTCTTGTTTGCAAATAAAACATCAACTATTTGCCCATAAGCAGCAAGAACTTTTGTTTTTGTAATCTTTAAAAATACTCTGCTTCTTTCAGAATCACGAAATTGTGTATCCCCATCATAGATACCACGAAAGTTTTTATATGCTTTTAGCCAACGTTGTTCATGCTGATAACGACCTGTTTCAGCATCTTCAAAACGTGACCTTACTGTTTGTGCTACATTGGTAGCAGTCTCATCTATAAAGACTGCACCAACTGCATCTCCTAGTGGCGAATCAGCCATGAGGTTTCCTTTTTATTAGTAGTCGCGTTGCTCTGCAAGTGAATCAAAGTTAGCATCAATCATGTTCTCACCTTTACGTGGCATATCTACCTGTAAAGCTTCACGATCAATAGGACCCACTAGCATTTGATCTAGCCCTTCACGAAACAATTGTGCTTCATTTTCACTTGATAGTTCACCTTGTTTTTTCATCATTCCCATGATGTATCCTGCGTCATTATTGTAATTCATAGCTTTCTCCTTTTAGTAGCCAAATACAGAATCAAAAGCTTGAGGTTGTTTTTCTTTTATCTTATTCATCATAGAATTAATGGTAAGATGTCCTCTAGCTCTAGTCATGCACATATAGCGCAGTGCATCATACGCATGGTCATCCGCTTTTGTATCTACATCTTCAGGATTAGACTTAGATAATGGAAGACTAGATAGGGTGCGAATGAGGTCAGTGCAAGTAGAAAGTATTTTTATTCTTGGTTCCTTACTAATAGGATCAAGTTGTAATCTACGATGCAACTCCATTTTTCCTGCTAACCTGTTACGATCTGAGGGGGTAAACCTAGCACCACAACGTATTAAAGTTTCTGCAATACTAGGCCCTGTGCCTGTTCTATTCCAACACGAAGCATCAAGAACAGAGTGATACATTTGAGGATCATCCCCTTCAATATTGATAATTATGTTTGCAAGGTTTTCAGCAGTTTGTCCTTTACCATAAAATTCTTTGTAAATCCAAAGAGTATCATCCCAATCTAAAGCACCCCAAAGTACGCAAGCAGGGGCAGAGTATCCATAATCTGCTGCACGAAGTCGAAGCCAGTTAGTAGGTATTTGAACTTGAGATGCTTCAACAACATGAATGCCTCTTGAAAACTCTGGGAAGGCTGCTCCCTCTGCAACATCCCAATCCCCGTCAAGAAGCCTTCTTCTTTCCACTTCTGGGAGAGATCTTAGCATGGCTTCATATTCACCACTTTCTGCTAAGTAGGGGTTATCAGTCAACCTTGCAGGAATAAACTTACGAAGAAATAAAGGTTGACCTGCTTTTCCATTTGGTGCTGACTCAGGCCACACTAAAGGATGACCAGTTTCAACGTCTGTAGCTGCAAATGGTGTATTAGCAGGGGCAGGATCAATATACATTTTCTTAACCCACCATCCCCCTACACCACCGGGGTTGCCTGTGCAACGCATATAAGCATCAATATCTGAATCAGTGGTACGAAGACGAGAGCGTAAGTATTCCCAAACGTAAGGAGTTGGGTAATGTGTAATCTCATCAATACCTATCCATGTAAACGCTTGTCCTTGATACCTTGTAACATCTTTGTCTTTGTCAAGGTATGAAAACCATGCGGTAGCACCAGATGGAAACTGCCACATCGCTTTGGATTCTCTAAAGACTGCACCGGGAAAAGCTTTTGGATAAAGTTGTTTACTTTTATCAACAAGCTCTGTAAGTTCGTCCAAAGTGCGCCTAATAATAAGAGCACGATGATTGGGGTTATCACAATACCGAAGAAGATCAGCAAGCAAAGCATAAGACTTACCGCCACCTGCAGCCCCACCATAGAAAACATCCCTTTCAGGACTTGCCAAAAAGTTTGTTTGGGGACCTGAATTAGGTTTGAAAACAACATCAGCTTCATTCTCCACAAGTTCTCTTACAGCTTTCGGCACATTATTTAGTGTGCTCTCATCTAATACCTTTGAACCTTTAGAATTAAAGATTGCGTTTTCAACCTTTTTTAAATTCTTTTCTTTTTTCTTTACTCGTTCTCTTGCTCGTTCTGCTTTTTTGGTAGCCGCTTCTCTCGCTTTTTTAGCCTTTGATACACTTCTTTGCGAGACTCTTCTTGCTTTTTCTGCACGAGAAACGTTGTAGTTGCCTTTTTTACCTTCAGCAAGTTTAGGCCGTCCTCTTTTTTTAGTTTCTGTCATTAATCAATATTTAAATATATAACAACGCCTATCGTAATAAGCATACCAAAGAAAGCTGCTATTAGTACGGCTAAACCTATTCCTTTTAGAATCTCTACTTTTTTTCTACGTTTATTAGCTGCTTCTTCTTTTTCTTTTTTTACTAGTAATCTTGCTTCCCTCTCGTACTGAAGAAATTGTTGCCAACTACCCGGATTTCCATATAGCTGCATAAATTCACGAAGTTCTTCACGTTGTTTTTGTATTGTTTGCACATGGATTAATCTATCCATAGCTGCTTGAGAAGTTGAACTTCCCATAACTTTTTGTTTATTATTTTCTTCTTGTACTTGTGAACAACCTCTAGCCCACATACTTAACTGTTTACTGCAATCTGCTACATCACGGCCATTTTGTAAAAGTTGTTTCACTTCTCCAAAGGCTTTATTAGCAAGTGCAATTCCGCTAATTATGGTTACTGGATCAACCATTA